CTTTGTAATAGTCTGCGAACACCTAGATAAACACCTTGCACATAATTGTTTACAACATTGTATTGAATAGTTAATCTGTTGTTTGCTTCATTAGGACTTAGTAATGCAGGATTGTACCAATCAGTCGCTGGATCTGTTAAATCAATAACTCTAACATCCGTTTGATCTTTGATTGGGTTACTTGGGTATTGAATCTCAACGCTGTTAAATGTTTGATTTAAATCGATTGGGGTTACATCTATTCCACCAATCAATACTGAACTATCAACACTATACAAACTGCTTAATAGTCCAGTGTATGGTTTGTTGATAACAACTTTCCATTTACCTGTCAATTCACTGTATTGAATCCAACTGTCACATGCATCAGCTAGCTCCTGTAAATTGCTTAAACAGTTTGAACTTAAATCAATTGGTCCATTAATGCGATATCTTACTTGTGTAGCACTGCCACCACCTACTGGAGTGTATGTGATTAATTCATCACTGTAAGTATCTAACGCAGTTAAACTAGTTAAATCAATTTGCGTATCTGGAATAGCACAACCATATCGTGTGTTTTGCATGTAGTCTAAGAATACAGCTCCAGGTTTTGTCAATGAATTAATCATGTTAAGTTTTACTTCACCTAATTGCGTAACTTGCTTATCACTATTGAATATTAATTTAACAATAACAAAAGCAGTATTAGTCATTAGATCATAATTAGTCCAACGTCTATCTACTGGTATGGCAGCATCTTGTAATACTTGTATAGCTGTTTGTGCAGTATTCACTCCACTACTAGAACCATTACTGTATTTGTAAACAAACATATTGCCAGCAATATTAGTATCAACTTGTGGGGGATCTACGTTGTTTGTAAAACTAACAACTTTAGTTTGGTCAACACCATCAAATGTAATTAAACGATTGTCCAAATACATATTACCAAAACTGATTGTACCAGTATCTGTAACTTCTGCACAAGCCATAACATACCACATTGTTTTGTTATCTGTGCTAATGATAGCATCGGTCATTACAGCGCCAAAATATCCACTACCATAAATTAATGGAATCTTGTTTGTAGTGCTCGGGCGTAATTGAAAACGAGCACTTGGTGCATCGCCACCTGCGGCTTTAGTGCCTGCACGATTAGCAATTAATTTGCTTATACCAATAGTCAATACTGTTCGTGCTACCATAGCACCTATAGATCCACTAGATAGCCATGCTCCTGCTGCCGCTAGTGAGCCACCAAATGTTAAAAATGCGGCGCCAACAATTGCCGCAAAGCCTAATAATTTAGTAAACCATCCCATTATGGTTGCTCCTGTACATATGCATCAACTTGATTTGATGTCGCTGTTTGTGCATTAGTCTGACTTGCAACAGTAGATCCTGCTATTGGTTTACCACCAAAGTCAAACCATTGATCCGCCAATGAATAGATTTGATCCATACTAGTATCTGTTGGTGCTGTTTCTTTCCAACTAATTGGATTTGTTTTACGACCAGATATACGATTTTCTAATACTGATTTATAAGAACTTGCATTCAATGTTACTGTGAAATTATCATCATTACCTTGTCGTTCTTCAATGATAGACCAACCAGTTACGATACCAGTAAATCTTTGTGCAGTGTTAGCTAACACATAATTGTTTGCATAAAAGCCACGTGTAATTTCTAATTTACTACCACGAATTTTATCATCTAATGCATACTGAATATTATCACCATCAATGCCACTTAATGATACTGAAGTATCTGCGCTACTAACACGCATGTCACGCTGTTGATGACCAACTGCTAATAGTCCGCCTAGTGGAGTATACACTTGATCGTTAATAGTTTCTTCTTGATACGCACTGCTAAAAGTATGAACTTCTACTTCAAGTGCAGTGCCATTGCCTGATCCAACGTTGTTTGCTAAAAACACAGTACCTATATTGTTATCTGGTGCACCAATACTAGTCCAACTAGTATTTCCTACAACTTGAATTTGATAGGCTGTATTAGCAACTATTGCATTTGCGTTAACAGCGAATATGCTATCGTATATTGTGAGTCTAACAAACTCTGCATTGACAACTAATGGTTTATTATTTGCAACTGCTGGAATATTTTCCATTATGCATCTCCCACAAATTCATAAAGCTGAAATGCATCTGACCATTCAAGCAACGCATTGTTAGTTGTAGTTGCACCACTACTAATTGATCCGCCTGGTATAAGCTTGTAAGTTGGCATATTAGGGCAGAACATATAGAACTCACAATTATTACCAACAATAATACCTTCACCAACAACACCTGCAGAACCAACACTCAATATATTTGGTCTGCTTGTTGTTACTGTAGCTGAACCACTACTGCCACGCAATACTTGTGTAGTGCTTGTAAAGGGATATGGATGTTCACCTAATGAACCAATCTGTATTAAATCGTTTGGTTGAAATAATATAGTGCCGGCGCCTGCAGGCAGACCACTGACATCTAATACTAAACTATCCCCAACAAAGCTTGTAACTGTAACTCCTGAGGTTATTTCTCCTGTTGTATATGCACCTTGATATTTGAATATCCAACTCAACAATGAATTATTGCTGAATGTAATTACTTCAGGTGTAATGCGATCCAATGTATCTAGTGCTTCCATCAAACTGCGATATTCACTATAGCGTAAACTTGAAGGCATATCTAATTCAAACTTCCAGGGATTCTTTGTAGGAGTTTGACTTACTCTAGGTATTTCGTTGCGTGTAAATTGTATACCAACTGTCTTACGACGGTCAATTGATATACCATTACACTTGTTTATAATTGTTTGTAATCCAGACATTTCTTATCGTACTCCGTATGTGAGTTCTTTTCTTGCTAATTCTACAGTGCCGAACAATTGCTTGCGATTCTCTGCGAACACTTGCGCTACTGATTTACTATCTAATGCATTAATGTTGTTTGTAATATAGTTATTAGTGACAGGTGCGCTTGAATTCATGCCAGTACTAACAGCTTTACTACCCATTTGATTGTTAGGTATGATCTTACCTGCGCTTGGTGGCACAAACAATTCAGGACCTTGTTCACCAACAATATATGGTTGATTGCCCTTAACTGGTCCACCTTCTGCCATAAAGAAAGATCCTAACATCTTAGTTAAAAATCCAGTAACACCTTCGGCAGCTTTCATCATTTGTTGCTTCAACATCATTTCAGCAACCATCTGTCCAAAGCTCCTTGCTAAATCACTGAATCCAAATTTACCAGTAGTGACAAAACTATGTATTCCTTCATTCATTTTAGCAAACAATTGTGTAGTAGCATCTTCGGCAAGTTTGATTGGATCTGTAGCCCTTCTCATTGCTTCCATTGCTTTCTCAACACCTTCTCCAACATTACCTCTATTTTCAATTGATTTTTTACTTGCATCTTGTTCAAGTTTTGTTCTATCTTGATAATATTTTTTATCAGCCGCTGATCGTATCATAAGATCATCTATGGCTGCTTGATTGTTTGCGGCTTCTGCTATTTTTAACTGTCCTAGTAAATCAATTCGCTTGCGATCTTCTTCATTTTTTAAACTCAATATTTTTAATGCCAATTGATCTTCAGCAGTAATAGCAGTGCCAAATGCAATTTGTTGTTGCATTAATTCTAATTCTTTTGCACGATTAGCTAACATTGTGTCTGTAGATACACCCAATGTAAATTCTTGTATAGCCTGTAATCTATCGTATTCAGCCTTGTTTAATTTTAATGTTTCTGTTAATTGTTGTGATTTAAGACTAATTTGTTCACGATACTGTCCAATAATAGCTTGATTGCCACCATTCTCTTTAGATTGCTCAACAAGAATCTTACCTTGCAAATCTTTAACATCAACTGCATATTTTGATTTAGCGTCAGCGTTACTTTTAATTGCTCCGGCAAAACTAGATTCTAATCCAAGTGTTTCAATTGTTAATTGACGAAGTTTAAGAGCTTCATCATTTTGCAATTGCATTTGTGCTGTTGCGGCTTCAGCAGTAGCTAACGCAGTCTTTGCAGCCTGATCCTTAGCACTTAACTTAACTTCAGCAAATGCAGGACCTTTCTTTGGAGTATCTGCTGTACCACCGCCAGTAGCTTTTTGCATCTCGTCATTAGTATCACCTAATGCTTTATTCAATCCATACACTGCGGCAGCGGCTGCTATTGCACCGCCAGCAATCATAGCCCAACCACGTGGTCCGCTTAATGCTGTCAATGCTGTTTGAACAATGACTGTACCTTTTAATGCTGTAGTTAATGATTTGACAACGGTAACAATATCAATGATTGTTGCAACTGTCTTGGCACCAAATGCGATTGCTAGACCTATACCAACGGCTTTAATAATCTTTTCAGCTTGGTCTAAACTTAATCTACCATTTTCTACTTTACCAATGAATGGTTCGATAGCACTTGCCATATCACTGAATACTTGTGCACCAGCAATTTGCAATGTGTAGAAATTGGCAGCTAAACTATCTGCTAGTTTACCCATCTTTTCCATAGCGTCTTGTACTTTAGTAAAGTCCCCACTGGCCATGGCTTCCGCTAAATCTTTAGGATTAATACTCTTAAATGATTTGCCAAACAATTCTACGCCTAGTGCTGTTCGTTTGGCACCTGCTTCCATTGCTCCGAGCTTGCGAATTGCTTCATTAAGTAACTTGCCCTCACTCATTTTAGTTAGATCACTTAATTCAAATCCAACACGCTTTAATGCTTCTTGTGCTTTGTCACTACCTTGCGCGGCATCGTCTAATGTTTGAAAGAATTTAGCAATCATTTTACTGCCATCTTCTGCCTTACCACCTGCTTGCCCTAATGCGCCTCCAAACGCGGCAATATCACCAATTGCTAATCCAGTTGCGCTTGCCAAATCACTTACAGCATCAGCCATTTGCAATACACTATTAGTAAATGCGGCAAAGCCAACTCCGGCAATTGTCGTACCTAATCCACCCAAACTTTTGCTTAAGCGATCAACTGCTTGTTGTCCTTGTACATCAAGTACTAATTTATATTGGTCAATGGTTGCCATTGTTAATCCTTATTTTATCGTAACGCCTAGCTTTTGCTTGACGTAATTTCTTATGTGTTCAATTGTGGGTTCAGTCATACCTGTTGGGGCTTGTTCACTACCACGCATTCCTCTGCGTGTCATGTGACGACCCTTATCAAGTACATTAGCGTAAGCATAGTCTGCATTAATATTGTTGCCATTTAATTTGGTACTACGTTTTGCATTGCCAGACTTAACAGGTGTTACATCTTTGAATTTTGTAAATGCTACTTGAGCAATATTCTTATCATTCAATGTGTTTAACACTTTGTTTAATCTATCAACTATGTTGCTTGCCATTTGACTGCTCCATCATTTTTGTCAATTCATCTTGACTGAACTCATAAACACTAGGGTCAACTTTACCAGATGCCTTTTGTTGTTGATAATTTTCGTATGTAGCAAGAACATCTGTTATCATAATGTCGTATGTAGTGGCTTGTTGCTCAATTTGACTTGGCAACATACCATACTCTTTAGCCATACGACCTATCATAATCATTTTGGCTGT